CTTCAGTACCACCATTAACAGATGTTGCATGGTAACCTGCAGTTGAAGATGTATCCCAAGTCTGTACAGTTTCATCTTCAGCACCTAGACCACGATATTTCATCATGTTGTCTACTTCGATAAAACGGAATCTACCAATCTTACCAATTTCACCATCAGCTATAATGCCTGCATCAGCGTACTGCTCAATAGGAACCCATACATTAATACCGTTGTGTTGCATATCTTCTAACATTGGAGTTAGTTCTTGACCAACATAAACATAGTAAGATTTACCAACAACTTTAGTATCAATTTTAGTTGAACCAGTTATGATTTTAGTATCACGAGGAACTAGTAATCTTTTAAGCTCTTGTTCCATAACACGTAAGTCAGCATAAGTTAACTCAGCAGTTTGGTCAATAGTAGCTAAAGTAGTAGCATTAACACCACCAAACGATCTATTAAGTTCAGACGCAGCTAGTAAGTCAGCTTGTACTTGTGCTTCATAAATATCACCCTTAGCTTCACCAAGTGCTTTAGTTTTCTGTGCAAGAATACCTACACGAGAATCCATATCAATTGACTTTTGAGTGAATTTAGTATGTAAACCAAACTCTACAACGTTACCACGTACAGTAACTGATTTAGTGTTAACAGCATTAACATTTCCACCATCTTCAGATAGCGCAGGGAATGTTCCAGTAACAACAGCATAATCAGCGTCACCACCATATAGTCTACCAGTACCATTAAGTGTCTTATCACCAGCAGCTTCAGCAGCATCAAAAGCTAACTTAGAACCAACTACAACTTCACCAGACTCAGCATTTACAGCATCGCCAGCATCAGCAGCATAATCAATAGCAGCAAAAGTACCAACTAAAGCACCTGCAGAATTATACGCATAGAACACGTTGTTAACGATTGTAGCAGTAGTAGCATCAATACCACCGTCAATACGGTTAAGCTCATGTAAGATTGGAAATTGACGTTCTTTAACGATTTCGTCACCGTAATGTTTAGGCTGAGTTAATCTATCACCAAGTTGAGTAAATACTCTTTTCTTAGCTGCTTCTTTGATAGCTCCCTTTGACCAGAATTTATCATTATATTGTTCATCAATCCCAGTAGTAGTTAAACCACCTTCGTTAAACTTTGAAGTATTAGTTGCCATTTATATGTCCTTTAAATTATTGTTTAAGGGGTGAGGGACTAGCCTCTACCGCCTGATATTAAGAATTCCATATGTTTATCGAACTCATCACCCTCAAGTGCCATTGGGTCAAACTTAGCCTTAGGCTTAGCCTTAGGTTTCTTTTTGCTCATAGAGGCAGCTTTCTTACGTTGCTGAGCTACCTTAGCCTCACGCTTAGTAGCCTTTTCCTTATACTCCTCTTCCTGTCTTGCCTTCTCTATCTTAGCTTTCTCAGCCTTTACAGAAGTCTTTTTAACAGTCTTTATAGGAGCTTTAGGAGCAACCTTTTGTTGAGGAGTAGCTGCAGATTCTTTCTGTAACTCTCCTACGGCAGCACGATACTTACTAATGGTATTCATTGTACCGAATGTACCGTTATAGTCTAATCTACTTAATTCAGCCATCTTATCCTGAACTGCATCATATGCACCAGTCTCAAGGTGGTTAAGTAAATCATTTCTTACTGCATCATTATTGACAAATTCCTGGAAGCTTTCAGCATCCCATTCCTTACCAATAATCTGTCTAACTCGATCTTCAACACCTGCGCCCCTAGCACGTTCCATAGTATCTTCTATAGCTAAATCAGCTTGAGTAGCCACATTTGACTTGCCCTCATAGTTAATTGCTTCCATATCAAGATCTAATGGATCTATGTTTAAAGATTGTAAATGTTGTTTAATCGCTTCCTTATCTCCATCAATAAGGTTCATAGCTAAGTCAAACTTAGTCTGATCGTCTAGCATGCCTCTATCTTTTAAAGGAGCCATAAATGGACGATACTGCTTAAAGCCTGCCATCTTCTCAGAGAACCCACCAGCCATTTGTTGAGACTGTATAATCTTCTGAGGGTCAGTAAAGCCTTTAACTTTCTTCCCGTTGACTTTGAATTCTGTATTTACTACAGCGTCGTAGAATGCTTTATAATCAACTTCATCAGTGACTGGAGCTTTACCGTCGCTCTTCTCCTCTGTGTCTGTGTCGTCTTCTGATTCCTCATCAATAACTTCGTCTTCAGACTCATCAGCTTCGTCAGCCTCTTTATCTTCATCCTCAATATCATTGTCTTCATCATCTGAATCATTATCATCTACTAGAGAGTCTTCTTCCTCATCTTCATCTTCTGCATCAGAGTCTTCATCAAGCTCACCGTCGCCAGCTTCATCAAGTTCTTCTTCTACATCAGACTCTTCTTTTTGGTCTGTGTCCTCTTGGTCTTCATCGTCTTCTTCGCCAAAGTCTTCAGTAGTATCTACCTCTTCTTCAACACTTTCGTCTTCTTGAGGCTCTTCAAATGAACCATATACCATCGAGTCAAATACATCTGCATCAAACTCTACTTCTTTATTTTCTACATCAGCCATAATTATTCTCCATTAACAGCATATTCTGCTGTTACTCTACTACGCTCTACTTGTTCTCTAAGTATGTTACTTGGAGCTTGTTCCGCGTCTATCTTAACTGTACCAGCAAAATCACTAGTACCTACATAACCTCTAAAGTGACTAATAGTCCCTAATTTCAAATGAATTTCTTCAGGTGTATAAGGACTAGCTCCACTAGGGTCTGTTAAGATTTTGAATAACTTCTTTGCTTCAGTATCAATATAGCCGTCTAAAATAATAGCCTTGAAGTCTGGGTTCACCATAAGACGCTCTAACGCCTCACCTCTTTTTATATTACGTTCCTGCTCATTGATATACTTATCAATACGCTTAAGTGTCTCTTCAAGATTGGACTTATCCATTTGCTTGATCCTTTTAAGGTTGCTTCCACATTGCCTTTATTGCTAGAGTTTACCCACATCGCTTGGTGGTTGTTTATGGAAAGGATTATATTAAGTTATACCTTAAAGTACCCTTAAAGTCCTCCTCCAAGGCCATACTCTTCAGCAGGAACTTGTTCTGGTCTTTGCATAAACTCTTGGGCCATCCCCATAGCTGCTTCAGCAACTCTCGGGTCTAATTCACCAGCTTGTATCATAGCACTAAGCTGTTCCTGCCCAATCTGTCCTTGTACAATGCCATCAGCTAATTGCTCAGCCTGTACTTGCTCTGGTGATACTTCAGGTCCTGCTTGCAGCCCTTGTTGAGCTATAGCTTGCCCAGCCATCTGCTGTGCACCATACTGAAGCATCTCAGCTTCTGCCTGAGCTTTACCAGCTTGAGCACCTGCTTGTTCAGCTTGTGCTAACTTTAGCTGATCCTCACCGGTTATACGTGCGTTATATCTATCTAGTGCAACACTAGATGTAACATAAGGGTTTTGAGCTGCCTGAGGAGCTGTTAGTCCTTGTTGAGGTGTTTGATTACCTGGATGTTGTGGTACCATTCTATTCCTTTAATTTATGTATTATAGCAACTCTTAATTACTATGTCAACAGTAAGCCCTTATATAAGGGACTTACTACAACTGACTAGCTACTACAGTGTCAACAGTTGTTGCTGATGCCATTAACTGATCATGCTCTTCTTGAGTAAGTGAGCTAGAACTGGCAGCTGTAAGCTCTCTAGTACCGTACTCCCAAACCTCTTGAGGAGTGGTACCACCTTCACCTTCCATATTAAGTATATTATTAGTACCTAGGTCTAAGTAAGGCCCTGAAGCATTGTTCATAATAACATTACCACTTTTAGAAGTGAAACTACTGGTAGTGTCTGATAGGTATATACCGTATTCATTTGCATTAGTAATCACAGTATCCCACATCTTTATACCACCCTTACCAGCATCTGCAAATATTTCTATACCATTACTTCCAGCACCACCAATTGACACACCACTTATCTCTGCAGCATGTACATCACCTTCAAACCTTATCCCAAATCCTGAAGGCTTGTAGAACTTCACATTATTAATGATGGCATGAGATGACTCAAACATTGCACCATTAGTACAGTTCTCAAACCACAAGTTCTCTAACATTGTAAATGGGCCAGTAGAATGTACCCCATGCCCATCTGTTGTAGTATGCTGAATCCTAAACCCACTAAACTCTGTACCTTTTGCCTCTGTTCTTATAGCATCTTCATGGTCATTGTTTACTTGAAATATAACATCCCTACCTGGTCCACGTAGAAACAAGTAGTCTTTAGTCACAACTACCTTCTCTGTAATTACCGTCTCCCCACTAGGATTCCCCGGTATTATCATTATCGTATCATGGTTAGCATGGCCAGCCATAGTATGAGCCTTAGCAAATGTCTTAAACGCTCTACTAGCAGCCTTACCATCCCAATCATCATCTCCACCATAAGGATCCCAGAACCACATATCACCTGTACTAGTATGGTGAGGTCTTAGATATTCTATCAATCTTCTGATATTCAATATGTCTGTACCGTCTACCATATCATTCACTACATAGCAAGTCTCAGCACTATTGTCTATCATTGTACCAGCACCACTTGTAGCTATCGTCCCACCAGTACATGATGGCTCTATTATAATCTTACCTGCATCAACACCGATACCTATATTAACATCTTCAGTTATATTTCGCAGAATCAGGGGACCATTCCAGTTGGGCATTACAAGATTCTGTTCAGAACTATTACCGTTAATGATAGCTGGACTACCTATGTCTAGTGTCTTACATCTCTCCATCACGGCATGGCCAGCACCTGACAGAGTAACCATTCCATCTATTGTACAGTCTCTCAAGTACCCATCGAAGTACTCTAGTCCATTAACAATACACTTCTTTATCTCACTATCACCATCTAATATTCCTGATATACTAAATGCTTTAAATACAGTCTTTCTACACTCAGCTTCATCTAGTATATTTAATACAGTATTAACACTTGATATACCTTCTAGCATGAACCCTTCAACATTAGTATCTATCACCATACTCTCTAGTATTTTGATAGTCCTAAACCCTCTCTCTCTTGCTATCTGTGTAGCTAAATCAATACCATTAACGGGTCTCTCACTATTACCATTAGGCATATTATCTGTACCTACATTATCATGGCCATTTATTACATCTACCCATACAGCACCTTGAAAACTAGAATACACTAAATCATCAAAGTTCAAGTTAATTACCTCAACCTGTTTAGGCGCATACTGAATATCCACAGACACACCTTCACTTAGATAAGTCTTATCGAAACAGAAAGCACCTTCATACCCATCGTCTGTAATTAGTGTACCAGTTATGTCTATAATGTGATTTGCATTGTATGGGACGATACGAGTACCTAACATCAGTGTGAAGTAACGCTCAGTAGCTTTACCACCACCTTTATCAACATTACCAGCACCTTCCATGAAGTTGTCATACCCTCTTAAGTCTTCGCTATTCTTTCGCAGGTCCCTAACTTCCCTATACAAATCAACAGGATGCCATGATATATTCATCGTATCCTCACTAAGATAGATTAGACGCTCCACAGGGTCTATGTAGTCTATTAACATGGTACCTCCTAAATATTAAATTTAATAATAACTCCCGAAGGAGCTACTATAAACTTAAGTTTGCTAAACATTAGTCTCTGTCGACGGAGCTGCAGCGAATGCAACTGTAGTCTGTCTTGTAATTGTAAACACAGTCTTAGCTTGTGTAACAACACCATCACCCTCAACAAGGAATACACAATCCTTATCAGTACCAGCATCACCTAGCACAGTATCACCATCGTAATCGAAAGCATTAACTATCTTATTCAAGATGTGATCTGCATTAACATTACCCTTAATAGCAGTACCTCCAGCATTAAGTACAGTAATAGCATTTACTGTATTAAACGCAGGTAGTCCAAACATATGGTACCAAGCTTCAACATCTGTAGGTGCTAATGAACCAGTATCACCAACTAGCTCAAC